ATTTCCCTCCACTGAGGTGAGCCGCCAGTTGTGTCACCAGTTCCTGTGTAGGTAACAATGTCAAAAAACCCCGGTTGCTTGCGGAATGTCCAAGAAGCGTAGTCTTCGTTATTAGCATTTATAAACAAAGAGCCATCTGCACCAAGAGAAAATCCATCGGAATTAAATGCAGTTAACGTGTCTGTATAAGTAAGTTCTTGTCCATCTCCGTCTGGAACAAGACGTTTGGTTGCCCCCCTTGCGGTATCATAAAGAGAGTGATTTCTTGCCTGTGTCCTATTTTTTGTCCATACCATACCGCCTTCGCCAGAAAGGTCGATGTTGTTTGTTATGGCTTGACTAGAGCCGGTGCCTTTATACAAAAACGTAGAAAACACATCGTCAACGTAAGTAGCTTTGCTAGCATTACCAGCAGCAGCCTGTATCGTTTTTAAAGCTGATCTACTCATCCCAATGCCTGCCCTGCAGTAAAGCCGTAGTAGGTAGTGCCACCGTCATGCGTGATAAATACAAAGTAATCTACTGCATTAGCGGTAGCTGTTAGTGTGGGTGCTGTAGCTGCAGGCCAATCCACTGCTCCGGGCCATGTGACGGTAAATCCAGAAGCACTTCCGTCTTGTACTAGTTTCAAAGTAAACGCTGAAAACTTACCGCTAGCGGCTGGGTTGCTAAACGTAAACGTAGTGTTTTCTGTCAACGTGTGGCTAAAGTTAGTACCCGTTCTGAGGTTTACAGCCGTAGCGTTTGAAGAAGACGTAACTGCTACGTACTCTTCAGAAATGCCGTCATCAAATGTTGCTACGCCGTTAGCGTCAGTAGTAACAAGACCTGACGCCTGGGTAAGACCTAAAGTGTCTGGCAGTTTCACCGTGTAGGTTGCTGCGGCACTATGTGCTGGGCCTTGAACAGTTACACCATGGCTGTTTGACTCACAGTTAAAACGGATTGTCCCAGCATTAGTGTTGCCGTATAGCTCTGTGTATCCAGTGCCGTTAGGAAACAACTGAATGTTGCCATTAGTGTTCGTAGACGAAATAGCATTACCGTCTAGCTTGATATTGTCCCCAGCTAGCGAGCCAGTAATTGCAACATTTCCTGAATAGCTAGCAGTAATATAACCGCCCGTATCAATCAGGTAGCTAGCTGAGTTCCATGCTGTAGACCCGTCACCAGCCTTAACCTTAAGAGTATCTGTTTCAAGACCTAACTCGCCTTGAGCTAGTGTTGGATTAGCAGATGACCAGTTAGACGCTGTATCTCTGCGTATTTGGATTATGCTTGCCATGATTATGCAGTGCCTCCGTTAAAATTCTGAGCCGTAAGGTAAGTTGAATTGGCAAAACCACCATCCAGACCTGCACCGGATGACCCCGCAATAAACTTTGATGTGCCACTATCAAACACCAAGACCTGACCTTCTGTTGCGGCAGGAGTTAGGTTAACGTCTGTCAAATCATCAAGAGATGCCGTGGATCCAAGCGAGGCTGCTAGGATTCTTGCAGTCATTGTGGCTGTTGTAGGCAGGGTTGTGTCGTTGCTTGCAAAAGTTTCTGAAGATGTAATAACAGCAGCATTATCAATATTGCTAAACGCAACGCTAGTGAGATAGCCTGCAGAGGCGTGATTGCCCCATCCGTAAGCTGTATCCCAGTTAGATACATTTAGGTTAGAACCAGTAACAGCCCCTGAGAAAGTACCTGTCGTTCCTGCAACAGCTGCAAACGATCCTGCTGCGGGAGTAGACCCACCAATAACTGTGTTGTCGATAGTACCAGCGTTAATGTCTGCTGTTGTAGCAACAAGAGAAGTAAAGGTTCCTGCGGCTGGTGTTGATCCACCAATAGTTACGTTATCTAACGCACCGCCGTTGAGATCAATCGTTCCTGCAGTAACAGTACCAGAAACACTAACATCAGCAAACGTAGCTGTACCAGTAAACGTAGGGCCAGCAAGGTCTGCTTTAGTCGCTACGGCTGTAGCAAGGGCATTAAATTCAGTATCAAACTCAGAACCGCGAACAACCTTATTGGTATCACCAGTAGGTAGCGAGTCCTTAGCTGTAAAGTTTGTTGACTTTGTATAGTTGGACATAACTTTTCCTATCCGCTCGTCTTTTAATTAAACGCCCGCGCACAGGCACTTAAGTAAAAGGGGGCCGAAGCCCCCGTGAGTTTTACGCAGACGGTACTGCGAGGACGAAACCAGCTTCTGGGCGATACACCTGAACACCATAAAGAGTGTCGGCGGTGTACAGCGTAGAGAGGTACTCCTGCTTGTACTGGGTCTGTGAGCGAACAGCCATCTGCTCTGCCATCACAACAGCCTCACTGTGGAACAGCAGGGCTGCGCGAGTGTCAACGCTAGATGCAGTGTTGTCAGCGGCGGCTTCAATAGTTCGGCAGTTAGCAGAAACGTAAACATCTACGCCATACAGATTGCCGATCAAGCCGTTGTTGACAGTGCCACCGTTTACGAAGTCAGAAGACACGTATCGGTCGATACCCATAATCGCATTGCGCGTGGCAGGCGGGATGATCAAGTTACGGCCTTCCATAGGCACGTTGTTGTCATCCATCTTCTGAATCATGTTACGGAAAAATGCGTCCGTAAACTCATCAGCAGCTACCAGAGTATCGTCGGTGTACTGAGTGGTGGTGCCGTTATCATTGAAGAAACAACCAGTGTGCTGGTAGTCAGTAGCAGCGGGGCTGAATACAACAGCGCCACCGTCACCAAAACCAGTACCAGCCGCGTGAAGGTCGTTATCAACCTGCACAGCCAGAGCGTAACCAGCATCTTCAGTGTAGAACTGACGCAGAGATGACAGAGCCTGTACCTCTACGATGTCCTCAATCAGACGCGAGTACTCAAAGTGCCGGTTAATAGTAACCTGCAGCTCTGATTCTGTGTTCGCAATGATAGTTACCGCAGTGTCAGCCGCTTTAGCATTGGCATCGCCACGAGTAGGCTTAGGGATATGAATAACGTCACCCTTCTTGCCAGTCATAGCGAGACGCTTGACAAGGGGTGCCATCTTCAAGTTCTTCTGATAAGCAGCAATAATTTCATCCGACCAAATTTCTGGGATGAAAGTTCCTGCTTCTGTTAAGGCGGTAATGCCGCCTGTGCCGAGGTAAGTTGCTGTAGCCATGATAAATCTCCTTTAAGGCTATTTAACTCGACCCTCTGCGTATGCTTTTAATATCTCATCAGATAAAGCGTTATAACGGTCAGGGTCGGTCTTCATCAATTTAATAATGTCAGCACGACGATAAACTTTCTTCCTTGACCCTTCGGCTGTTCCGCGAGCATTGCCTGTGTTAGCTGATTTAACTGCACTTTGACGCGCTACCTTTTCTGCCTGAGCAGTCTGTTGAACGACTTGATTCTTCTCTTTCCAGAGATTAAACAACTCATTCGCGGCATCGTAGTCATAGCCCTTATCTGCCTGAACAAACAATTGCGTTCGGACTTTCGACCCTTTGATCCACTCAGCAAACTTTGAGTCCTTCAAAATACTCTCCATATCAGGATGACTGGATTTCAATTGAGCTAACGCTGTCTGCTGCTTGTACTGCTGTGTGTAAGCCTCGGCTTCCCTGATCTTGGGGTGATTGTCTATTGCTCGGTTTACAGCTGTCTGAGGATCAACAAAGAAATCAACATCATCTTTGTTGTCATCTTCCTGCTGTGCTTCAGGTGCTTGCAAGGGTTGTGTCTGAATATAGCTATCAACCAGATCCCGCAGCTCGCTAACTTCTTTACGTGTTTCCCCGACTTCAGCACTTTGCTTGCCTGAAAATCGCTCAAGTTCTTGGTGCATCTGCACTAATTCTTCAACAGATTTACCTTGATACTTGTCTGGAACACTAGATTCTTGAGATTGTTCCTCTTGCGGAGTCTCAACAGAATCTTCAATTAGCTCGTCTGTTGTTTCGGTTTCCTCTACGTCCTGACGCCCATCAATTAGTGTCGCTCTCGACATCATTAAATAGCCCCGCCTTAAAAAAGGTTGTGGAGATTAAACAAGGGTTAAGCCCCCTCTCGGGAAGCTTCCCTGCCTCGTCGCCCGGCTTCTTCGTGTTCGCGTACCCACTTCATGTGCCTGCCGGGAAAATCTCCGGTAGATCCATCTAGTACACACTTCGTCGCCGAAACGATTTTTGTAGCATTGGCGCCACAACCGCACCTACTGGTTGTAGTTGTGCCTTCTACAAATTCTTCAAAGATATGACCATTCTCACAGCGAAAGTCAAATACCTTCATTTTCTTTCTCTAGCTCGTTAAAGCTAGTTTCCATATTGTTTTCAAAGTTCAACAAATATGCCAAAATCTTAAGCTGACCCTTACGAATAAACAGGTCTTCGCTATCTTTTGTGTTCTCAACGCTATTAATCAGCATAGCGTTTTGTTTTAGCTCTTCGATTAACTGCTTCCAGCCTTCAGTCCGAAACAGGTCAAAGTACTTGTTGTAATACTCTTCAGTTTCTTTATCCAATGAGGCCATAAGGTTATCTCAAGGTTGCCTTGTATATCTTTACAGAATAAACGTCAAGCCTTCTTCGCTTTCTTGCGTCTTTTGCCAGATGCTGTAACAGCATATTTGACTTTTTTCGGCCCTGTTTTCTTGGCCTTAGCGGCATCTTTTTCCGCCTTTGTCATCTTTGCGGCAACAGCTTTTGGCCTACAGGCTGGGTATGGACGCTTTGAGCCCTTGGCTTTTTTACGACCGCACTTCTTGCCGGTCTTGATATCTACCCAATCTTCCTTAAACCATTTTGTCAGGCCACCCTTGGGCTTAGCCATAAGTGCCACCGCGCTTCTTATACTCTCGCACTAGCCACGCATTGGCATAAGCACTAGGGTATACGTCAAATTTACGCTTAGCAGCAGCCTTAACCCTAGAGTAAAGAGCCTTGTTCTTTACATTATCGGGTATAGAGCCTTTCTTTTTCTTGGCCTTAGCCTTAGCTTTAGGCATTACTTCTTAGCCTTTTTCTTAGCTTTAGCCTTCTTCTTCTTCTTTTTTGGCTTTGGCTTTGAGCTGTACGCCTTCATTCCGTACCCCATAACAGCCTCCTATTTGGCCTTGTGGACTTTCTGAACCTTGAATTCTGCTGACTGAGAAGCGCCTTTATGGGCTTTATAGCCGCCAGCCGGGTTCTTCATCAGCTTGTATTCTTTGCCATCTTTCATCCAATGATAGCCTTTTGGCGCCTTAACCTTCATACCATCACCATTTCTTGCAAGACCAGTATCTTGCTGTCAGCTTACTTGGGGGATTTGTATCACACTTATGCCTAGCCCTAAAAGACTTACGCCTAGCGGGCTGACTCTTTTTAATCGTCATTTTGGCATCACCAAACCTAATGGTCTTGGTCTTGTCCCCCTGCTTCGCTACCACTACGAACTTCTTCGTTGGGTGGTTCGGGGTTCTCTTCGGCTTGTTGTACCCGCTTACGCCCGCGCGCTCCAGCTTTGGGTCTTTTTTCTTGGGCATCAACCTTCTCCGCCAAGGAGTCTAAGCGCTTCTGGAGATGGGTTATTTTGTCCTCCTGCTCCTTGAAGGCTTGGTTGATCTGGCCTAGCAGGTTGTTCATTTCTGTTGGTGTCATTAGCATTGGTTGGCTTACTCTCTAGCTGTCGTTTCTTTAAAAGCCTGTCAGCCACCTTCAACCGGCGCTCAAATTCTTTGTCCTCTTGATCGCCTTCTCTTAGGTTTCTTGTTGCTGCATTAATTAAATCAATCTCAAGCTCTTGTGGCGCAATCTGCGCCTCTACAGCGAGTTTAGCGGCTCTAGCTTGTGACTCTGACGCCTGACCATTGAGTGCTGCCGTCTGGCTCTGCTGAAGGGCCAACTGTGTCTGTTGGGCCATCATCGCCATCTGCTGGGCCTCTGGATTAGGCTGTGAAGCCTGTTGCATTGCCGCGATCAGCTCTTCACGGTTACTTAGATTCATATTGTCAATAATGCTTTGAATAAGGACAGGATACAGCGGGCTATCCTGCTGCATGGTCTGAAGTAACTGTACTAGCTGGGTCACTTCGTATTCTCTCGCAATAATCCCCAAAGTACTGGTAGCAGTGAACTTATAGTCCGCTACAGGGTAATTTTCGGGGTCAAACTGCATATATCGGTGCGCAGCCTTGGTTACAAAGGGCAGGAGGAAGGACTGCTGGAAGTTAATAAGAGTACGCTTATGGCGCTTGATAATAGCGCCGAGAGACATACTGATGCCAGCGGCCGTTGCTTCACCATTAACCTGGCCTGCAATTCCAGCAGAATCAACCGCCCCTGTAGCCTGTTGTACCATTTGTTGTAACGCA